GACTCCGGACGCCAACGGCTTTAGCCTAGTACAGTAAGTCCTTGATCTAATTGGTCGGGGCAGAGGGATTCGAACCCCCGGCCCCCTGCTCCCAAAGCGGCGGAGGTGTGTGAAGAATCAATTGTTATTCTGACTGGGTCGCGATCTGTTCACGCCGTGCACCGTCAATTACTTAGGGGCGGTGTCAGAATGGACCGCAGTTGCCGCGGCCGCCTGAGCCTGCGCAGCATCCAGGCCAAGATCCTGGCGGGCCGCACGCAGAAAAGCCTGCGACCCCGCACTTCGCGCAGGCCCTTAGGCGAAGCAGCGGGCCCACTGCTTCGCGCCGATCATCTTGTGCATACTCAACCGAGCACGTGCGTCGATGTTCTCTCTTTGTGCTACATCGCGATTCGCCGCATCCAGGAGGTTCGGCAATCGCAAAAAGCACTAGGAGATTTACATGCCTATCAGTGGCGACAGATACAAGTTCTCCAGCGAGAACGTCGACATCGCGCCGAATGACGAAGGCGTCTACGAGCTCTATGACGGGGACGAGCTAATCTACGTCGGCCGAGCGGCCGGTCTATATGTGACGATCCGAACGCGCTTACAAAGCCACCTTCGGGGAGATGAAGGGCGCTGCACGCAGCGCGCCACCGCATATCGGCGGGAAGTGACGAACACGCCGACCGCGCGGGAGAAAGAATTGCTCTTGGAGTACCGGCGGCTCAACGGGCGGCTTCCACGCTGCAACGATCGCGTCGGCTAACGAACCTCTTTAAGCCACGACGGGCGGCAGGCACCTGACAGTAGAGTTCCTGCCCCCGCCTCCACACCATCTTGATCGAACAGTATTTCCCTGTTGCCAAATGGCAAATCTCCAAATATGCGCAACCGCACGGGGGCATCACTACCGGGCTTCAACTCGAACTGAAACGTAAGCCCTGACGCAAGGTCTTCAATGATCTGCTCACGAATAGCGCATACACCGCCGTTCGGCTTCAGAGCCATGATCTTTTGTTCCTTAGTGGTGAGATGAGGTGCAACGCCTCAGCGTGGGGTCGGTTCCGTTAAGAACGTGCCAATGCTTGCGCCGCCCCCGGCACCCGCGAGGGCCTTTCATTGTCCTGCGAGCGCTATCAGCACGGGCCAGGCGGCGGAGGCGACGAGGCTGGCACCGCCGAGCGCCAGTGCCAGCATGAGCACCGTGCGGGCGCGTGTAGCGGGATTGTGGATGCCGGCCGCCAGGCTGACGATCAGCCGCCTAGTGGCAGGATGAGCTTGAGGAGGGCGGCGGCCTGATCGACGGTCAGCTTGCGGGCGAGCACTAAGCCCACGATAAGGGCGGCCACTGCATACTGGGCCATGTCCTTCCACATCTTCGCGCGCCGCTCCAGGTGGGCGAGGCGCACCTCCACCCCCGGCAGCGGGGCCGCCGCCTGCACCGCCACCGTCAGGCGGCTGTCGAGCTGGCCGGAGCGGTGCTCGCTCGCCTGTAGGCGCATCTCCAGCCCCGTGAGCCGATGCGCCTGGGACGCGTGCCGGTCCGCCGCCTGCCGCTCGAGGTGGGGCAGGGTGGTCTCGATCCGCGCTACCCTCTCCCTGAGGTCGGCAATCCCATTGCCGGACGAGGGCGGATGTGCGGGCTGCGGCGTAGCCGGAGGCGAAGGCGGCCACCAGTTCGTCTGCCTCTGGGGCGGCAGCTCGCCCCGGTCGCCCGTCATAGGCCATGGCTCCCCTCGTTCGGCTGATGCTCAGCGCTTATGCGATACCGGGGCTATGGAAATGCACGATCGATGGCTGCAGCCCGACAACGCCGCCAGACCAGCGCCGCAAGCCGCCATCGCCGTCGCCTGCGCGCCGTTGTGTACAGCCGCTTGAGATCGCGCGGCACGGAGCGCCAGTGTCTGGCGCAGACCCACTCCGTGAACTTGCCGTCGTCGGCACGCTCGCGGCGACAGAGCGGCACGAGGCAGTGCAGATGCGACATCAACTAAGCCAATTGCATGAGGGTGGGTCGCCTATGCTAAACAGGCCGATGCTGCTGTCCCATCTTCCATCCGGCCTCACAGTCACCCACTTGGCGCCCGGCAACTACACGCTTGGCAAGGACTGCCGCCGGTTCTGTCTCCTCGCCATCAAGGACACCTACGGTTACGACTACACGCCGGAATGGCACCGTGACCTCGACAGCCTGGGCGAAGGCGTCGGATGCCAGTACGCCCCCACCAACCGAGGTGCGTTTTTCGTGCTCCGCGACACCGACGGACGAGTCGTTGGCACAGCCGGAGTACGCGCCCTCAGCAACAACGCAGGCATCGCCGCCATGTTCGGTGGTCGATATCCCGACGCTGAACTTGTTGCCTTCAACTGCCGCCTGTATATAGCCGCGACCTGGCGCAGACGCGGACTTGGTCGACTCCTCACAATGCTGAGGGAGGAGGCCGCCCGCTGCATGGGCTACGTGACCGTTTATATTCACTGCGACGCGAAAGCCGAGCGCCTTCGCCGCTATTGGCTTGGCTTAGGCTTCCGGTTCATCAGCGAGGCTAGCGGGGTAGCCCACTATGAAAAGCCGCTTCGCCGCAGTCGGTAGACCAGTTCAGTTGACAGGAGTTCGTGCACCATCAGGTTGTCGGCCCGCCCTTGGCAGGCTGGCCGCGGCAGCGCTCGTGCTCGGCCACTACGCGCGCGGCCGCCGCGAGTTTCGCTTCCTGACCCACCTCGAGGCGATCGATATGCGCCTTGAGGTCACCGCTGGTGGCGCCCTTCATCGGCCACTCGGCTGGCCGCTTGATGCGGCGGGCCAGCTCGGCCTTATCGGCCTTGTCGAGCTCCGGGCAGGCCAGGCTGGTGATCTCGGCCAGCTTGGCGAGTGGCGCGCCCCAGGCGTCCGGGTCAGGGACGCTTTGGCAGGCCGCCAGACTGGCGGCCACGGTCAAGCCAAGGATCGCCGGGCACCACCGCCGGCTTGTCAGGGTCAGGACTCGCATCGCGTGCCTCCTTCAGCTCTTTCTCCAGCTTGGCGATCGCCGCCTCGCTCGCCTTCGTCGATGCCGCCCGCTCGGCCAGCGTCTCCCGGCTTTGCTTCGCCGCCGCCTTCAGCGCCGCGTTCTCGGCCTTGAGGTTGGCGCGGTCGACAATGGCCTGCGCGGCCGCGGCGATGCGGTCGCTCTCGTTGAGGTGCCGCAGCTGCCACACGCCCCAGGCGGCGGTGGCGACCAGCACCAGCACCAGCAGGCCGGCGCCGAGGCGCCGCAGCGCCGAAAGCGCCGGCAGATACGGCGCAGCCGCCATCAGTGCCCATGAGATCAGTGCCATGCGCGAGGCTCCCTACGCTTGCCGGCCGGCTTGATGCGCCGCCACGCGGCGGGCGCGGATCCGGCGGATTAGCCACCACACGAAGAGGCTCGCCACCACTGAGGCCAGCAGCGCCGCGCCGCGCGGCGTCGCCGCCCACACGCCCAGATCGACCATCCGGGCGCCGAGGGTACGACCGCCCTCCACGACCTTGATGGCCTTGTCGGCCTCGGCCAGGGCCTGGGCCGCGTCGGTGATGGTGTTGCCGGTCTGGGCCGCAGTGCTCACCGCCATCAACGCATCCGCGGTGTTGGTGGCCTTGACCGTGCCGGAGCCGGCCGCGGCGAGCTCGGCAGCCGTGGTGGCATCACGTGTGCCGGTGGTCATCGCCTTGGCATCCGGCCCGAACAGGCGCTCGAGCGTCGGCCCGGTGAGTGTGCCGGTGATGGCGAGGCCGTTGAGGTCCTGGAACGTGCGGATGGCGCCGCGCGTGCGCGGCCCCATCAGGCCGTCGGCATCGCCGGGCGCATAGAGGAGCTCGGCAAGGCGCACCTGGGCATCGCGAATGGGTCGCGGCGCTCTGCGGCGCGCTCCAGGCCGAGCCGCTGTCGAGGCGCACGCGCGCGAGAGCCGCCGCCATGCGCGGCCACGGCATCAGCGGCGTCGGGTCCTCTTTGCGGCCGGGCGGCTCGCAGATGTCGTGGTGGCCGGCCAGGTCCGCGATGGTGGGATAGGTGCGCGCCAGCGCCTCGATCAGGGTCTCGACGGTCGCGAGCTGCGCCTCGGTGTAGGCGAGCCACAGGCCGGCAGCGTGGCACGGGTCCGCAGGGCAGGCCGCGACGCCGTCGGCGGCCGTGTAGGCGCGCCCAAAGCTCGAGACTGCCCGGTCCGCGGTGCCCCGGAGGCGGCCCGGGTTGACGATCTCGATGCCGATGCTCCAGCCGTTGCAGCCCGAGCGGCCGTGACGCTGGGAGGGGCCGGCATGGTTGGTGCGCCGGTCGAACGGGGCGAGCTGCACCACGCTGCCGTCGGGCCGCACGATGCAATGGGCCGAGACCTCGCGCGGATTGCTGCGCAGCCAGCTGACGGAATCGCCCGGCGGACCGCCGGCCGTGTCATGCAGCACGATGAGCGTGGGCTCGATGCGCCCGCCGACATGCACCGTCGGCACGAACTCGACCGGCGCCCCGCCCACCTGCAGGCGGTCGTTCACGATTTCCAGCATGTTGCGACCCTCTGCTCCGGTTGCCGGTGTCTGGCGACAAGGCCATTGACCGCCCGTCTTGCGGAACCCTAAGATGGAGTCTCTATACAGATTGTCCGATACAAGATCTGATGAGTTAGACCATGCCCGCCATCGACGAGATCCTCCTAGGGCTGGGCATTGCGTCCTGGTCGATCCTGCTTATCATCGCCCTCGCCAGGATCGGTCGGGCGCTACGAAACTACCGCGCCCGGCGGCGTTCCCAGCAACGGCGCTGCCCTAAAGGGTCGTGACGGCATCGCGCATCGTGAAGGTGAAGGCGGTCGGGGACACGATCTCGACCTCGTATCGGCGCTTCACGTTCTGGGCGATCGTCGCCGTGCCGGTGATGGTGACGCCGGTGCCGCCCACCAGCGTCAGCGTGCTGGCGTTGGTGTTGCGGATCGCCACCTCGTACTTCATTCCGCGGCCGGCGCCGGGGATTTCGGCAAACATCTGCGCGGCGGTGCGCGTGGTGAAGTTGTTGGCGCCGATCGCCGTGAGCAGCAGATTGACCAGGTGCGCGCCAGTGAGGTCGCCCGGGCCCGCGGTCTGCGCGCCGGAATTGGTGTTGGTGACGTTCTTGCTCGCGGGTAGGAAGCCGACGCGGCTGAACGAAAACGGCTCCTGCTTGATGGTGCCGCCGCTGTAGGTGGTGCCGGCGGTGCCAGCGAGATTGGCGAGGCCGGAGCCCACGCCGTGCCGCATCACCGTCACGTAGCCGAGCGCCGGATAGACCCCGGTCACGACGTAGCCGACATCGCCGCTGCCATTGTCGAGGATGATCCGCAGCCCCGCGAACATGCGGGTGGTGCTGTCGAGGCGCAACACGTTGGTGCCGGCGACATAGCTCCAGTTGATCGTGAGGTTTTGCCCGTAGGCAAAGGCGAAATGATCGAGCTCGACGAAACGGCTCGCGTTGACACCGCCCACAGCGTCGAAGGCGTCGTAGGTGTTGACCCGGTAGGGCCTGCGGCCGACCATCGGAGGATAGGTGCCGAGACCGGGCAGGACCGCCACATCGATGCTGGCGAGCATCGACGCCCTGATCGTGGGCACGGCGTGCTCCGCGGGATAGTACCCCTCGAACGGCACGCCGCCCAGCTTGCGGCGGCTATAGTACTGCAGCGTGTCGGCGGCAGCGAAGAAGGGTGTCTCGTCCCACTCGCCGAAGCCGCGCTGCGCCACCTCCTTGTCGATCACGGACGGGTCGCCGCCGGTGAAGCTCAGCGTGCGCAGGTTGGGCTTGAAATCGCAACCGCGCACGATGAGCCGGTGACGGTTGCGGCCGATGGCATCGATCAGGATGCGGTTCGCGGTCTCTGCGGTGCCGATGTTGGAGAATTCCACCACCGCCTGATCGGGGTTGCCGCCGAGGTCGTTGTAGCCCTGCAGATGAATGAACGGGAACGCGGCCTGGCACATGAAGACGGCCTCGAGGTCGGGCGCGCCACCATGCAGGCTGCCGTGGTCGAGGTCGTAATTGAAGGTCAGGCGGTTGAAGCGGTTGGCATCGTCTCCGCCGAAGCCCGACGTCATGTGAAAGAGGGTCGTGACGCAGTTAGGATTTTCGATGTGGGGGCCGTCAACGTTGAAGCACAGGCCCCGGAACGTGATGATGCTCTCGCAGGCGTAGAGCAGGGTGGCGCCGGATAGGGCGGCCGCCAGGCGCGTGCCGAAGGTGCCCCCGAAGTTGACATCGAATCCGGAGCCCAGCAGCCACCAGGCGTAGAAGGTGAAGGTCGCGACGCCAGTGCCGGGATTGTAGCCCAGCAGGCGCAGCGCGATCGGCCCGAACTCCAGGGTGTTGATCACGAACGCGTCGTAGGCGCCGTCGGCGAACGGCTGGTCGGGCGCCGTGATGGTGGCCGTGAAGGACGCATTTGTGAACGGCGCGTCGCCGATCTGCACACTGTCCGTGAAGGTGCTGAGCCCGGAGACGCCACTGATGGCGAAGGCACGGTGCCAGGTGTTGGCCGTCGAGAAGTTGCCGCCGCGGATGTTGACGGCCTTGGCCACGTCGCTCAAGACGTGGATCTTGTTGCCCCCGAAATCGCAGGCGATCATCTCGTTGATATAGTTCTGGGTGCGAGAGATGTGCGCGCCGGTATGGCAGTCGAAGGCGACGCACTTCATGAAGGTATTGCTGTCGCACAGGCCATCGGCGTTGTAGCCGGTCTTGTAGGCGGTGCGAAAATTCCTCACGCCCACGTCTTCCAGCAGGTTCCGCGAGGATCCCCCGGGAGATGGTCCGCCGCCGGCGAGGGCGATGCCGATGCCATTCGCCGGCAACGCCGCACGGCTGGTCGCGCCGGTGGGGCCGATGACGGAGAAGCCGCTCAGCTTCATGCCCTGGCCGGTGCCGGAGATCACCGCCGGTTGGCTGTTGTCCGCGAACAGGAGCTGGGTGCCGTGGTCGTTGTGATTGTAGAGACCGCCGGCGCCCTTTAGGTGCATCGAGAAGCCGAAGATGGTCGGCGTCGCCGGGGTGGAGCGCAAGTTGCCGGGTGGATCGAGGTAGATGCCGGGGTCGCTGGTGAACTTGCCCGCCGACATTTCGATCGTCTGCAGGCCGTTGGCGTGGCCGTAGTCGATCACCGTCTGCAGCGCGCCCTTGTTCCAGGCTTTGGCACTCGATCCGCCATCGTTGGGGAGCAGCTGAACGGAGCGCGCTCCAGCGTGAACGTCCGGAGCGACGACCTCGGCAGCGACCGTTAGGCGGCTGAAGGCGATCGGTGTCGCGCCGATGGTGCCCACCTGCGCCGACGTGGACACCCACGATGAGCTGCCGTTCGCGGTGCCGCCCGCGGCAACGGGGACGAGCGCGCGTGGCACCTCCTCCCACACATTCATGTCGCTGGCGCGAATCCAGGACCCGCTGGCGGCAGCGTAGAGGCCGTTCTCGGCCGGGTCGGTCTGATCCTTGACGAGAACGCGATTGCCGGCGACGACGCCGACACCGTCGATGGTCTGCGCACCCGAGAGCGTGATGTTGGTGGTGGTGGCGGCGACGACCGATGCCTTCGGCTGCAGCCCGGGCCCGGCCGGACCGATGGCGAGGCTGATCGGCGACTCGACGGTCGCCATCCAGCGGCGCATGTCCGGCTTATCGACGTCGTGCACGCCCGAACCGGGGATGCCGTCGGTCTCATCGTCGCGCCAGATCTCGGCTCCGACCTTCACGAAGGGAGCGGCCATCTCAGGTATCCTTTGAGCGGGATGCTAGGCGACCACCACGCCGATGACGCCGTCCACACCCGGCGCCCACACCAGGTCGGGGTCGATGACGATGTCGGAGGGCAGGACGAACGCGACTGGCGTGGTGCCAACGCTGCCGCCCGGGGCCACATCGGCCAGGAAGGTGCGGTTGGCGAACGTGCCACCGGTCACCCGCACGACGGCGCCGACGATCTCCGGCCAGCCGTCCATGTCGCTGGCGCGGGTCCATGGGCCGCCGCTGTCGGCCACCCAGATGCCGTTCTCGGCCGGGTTGGTCTGGGCGTTCACGAGCACACGCACGCCCGAAGCCGCGCTGACACCCTGGATGGTCTGGCCGCCGGAGAGCGTGATGTCGGCGGTGGTCGCGACGGCCGCAGCGAACCGATTGGTGTTCAAGCTGCTGCCTTTGATGCCCTGCCGGCCGACTGCGGCGACGCGCACGGCGTAGGCGCCGGCCGGGACCGGTGAGGTGCGCAGGCGCACCCGGCCACCCCCGATGGGGACGAGGTCGTTGTCGGCGAGGAAGACTTCGCGCGTCCACGGCGCGGAGGTGCCTAGGCGATAATCCACCACGTAATAGAGCCACGGCTGCTCCGGCTCCACGGCATCGAATTCGACGTTGACCTGGTTGCTCGCGCCCGAATCCGCCGCCGTCACGTTGTCCGGCACGGGCACGTAGGCGGGCGGCTCGACCTCCTCGGGCGGCGCGTCGATACTGTTGGGATTGACGATGGTGTAGTCGAAAGTCAGCCGCGCCGTTGCCAGATCAACGCGCACGCGCGAGACCTCGATGACGGCATTGGCGAGATCGGCGATGCGGCGCGAGCGCACGTTGATCCAGCGCTTGCCCAAGGCGGTGAGACCGTAGAGCGTGGTGACGATCTGCCCGCGCAGCGCCGTCTCGCGGTCGAGCAGGCGCTTGGCCAGGTGCCGCGCCTGGCCGTGGCCTTGCACCCAAGGGAGCTGCAGTCGCTTCGACCTGACAACGCCGAGCTCGGAGATGGACGCCTCGTCGCGCACCGAGACGCCGGGGCAGTCGCGCCAGTTGGCGCCGGGCGCCGTGTAGGTGAACTGCACCTCGTTGACGAGCTCCTCATCGGCGCGCCCCTTCTCCAGCGAGAGGCTGAGAATGTGATCGTCGTTGAGCACCACATCCGGGGCCGCGTACTTGCCGACCTCGACCGCAAGGGTGCCGTCGCCGGTCTCGGCGAGCCAGCCGTCGCAGGTCGCAAGGATGGTCGGGAGCACCTCGGCGGGATCGGTAGTGAGGAACGCCCAACCGTTGGACCTGTAGCGCGGCCGCGTGCTGCCGTCGGCCTGCACCACCGGCTCGTCGCAGATATGGGCCTTGGCGATCAGGGCGGGCAGCACCGGGGCGATGACATCGTCGTAGCTGAGCCCCATGCCGTCGGGGTGGGTGAGGTAGTCGATGAGCTGCACGATGGGGTTGGACGACACCACCCAGGTATCGGGGTCCTCGCGGTGCTGCGTCTCGTCGCGCGGGTCCCAGACGGGGGAGAGGTCGGCCACTACCGACGGCTTCGGCAACCCGCGCGGATAGGTGCGCGGGATGAACTCCGTGGCGATGTTGACGCACTTGACGTAGAGGCTGGCGATGCCGTCGCCGCGATGCGCATTGCTCCACAGCGCCGGCAGGGCTGTGACCACGTCGGCGTAGGCGGTCTCGGTGGCGAGGCCCAGCCGGTGCTCGATGTAGGTGGTGCTGGGCGTCGGATCGCCGGTGTCGTACCGGCCGTCGTCAGGCCCATTGAGATTGTGCAGGACGAAGCCCGACGCGTTGAGCTCGACCATGTCGTCATTGAGGAAGTGGTGCACGACGCGGGCGATCCGCCCCTGGTGCAGCGCAACCACGTCGTGGCTGTTGTCGTTGTCGTCGGCCTCGAACAGCATGTAGGCGCCGGCCACGCGCGCACGACCGTAGCCACGCGGCCGCGGCGGAATCGCCTGCCGGATCGGCTGGCTGCCATCGCCTGCCTTCGGCACTTCCGGCGCGGTGGCAAGCGCCAGGCCGATGGATGCGCTCAGGATGGCGGCCGAGCCCACTCCGCCGGCCACCGTGAGTCCCGAGATCAGGGTGGCACCGCCGATGGCCGCGGCGGTGCCCTCGATGAGGCCGGCGCCGATCGCGGCCTCGATGAGCAGGTAGCCGAGGGCCTCAGCCATCGGCCGCCTCTTGCGCCGCTGGGTGACGCCAGGCGTACATAACGTGCGCCGCGCCGGTAACGATGCCATGCCGGGTCAGCAGGGCCACGTCGCCCGCCGCCGTGACGATGCCGGCCAGCCACTCGTTGTGCAGGGCGGCGAGCACGATGTCGCCCGCGCGCACCTTGATTCCGGCCACGCCCCAGCCACAGGGAATGAGCGCCGCATCCAGCAACAACTTGGGGCCGCCGGCTGCGGCGACGATCGCATCGGCGCCAGCCTTGTCGGTATAGTGCCCGCGCCAGGGCGCCGCCGGATCCCAGCCGGTCAGCGCCCTCGCCCAGTCGGCAACGAACAGCATGCAGTCGTGCTCGCCCACCCGGAAGCCGCGTGCCGCGGCCTGGCTCAGGAACTCCGCTAGCCGCGCGGCCAAGTCTTGGCCTCGTTGGAATAGCGCGGCACCTGCTCGCAGAAGCGATCGCCCGGGCTGCGGCGGTCCTGATCCTCGCTGGTGAAAAACGATAGGCCGGGACGCCGGCGGGCCGTGAAGATGGAGCGTGCCGACAGCGAGACGGTGTGGATGGTCTCGTCGGTGCCCTGCTGCTGCAGGGCCACCGACAGGTAGTCGCACACGAACCGCTTGAGCCAGAACGGCTGGCCGATGAGCTGCCAATCCTCATCGAACAGCCCAAGTCCGATGTTGAGCGGCGCGCCCTTGACCTCGTCGCTGCCGGCGTTGGCGAGCTCGAGCACGCGGGCGGATACGCGCGGGAGCTGAAACGTCACCCGCTCCGCGGCCCCGTTGATGAGCTGTTGGAAAGGCGCCACGCCCAGCACCTCGCCCATACCCTTATAGATGGCGCCGCCACCGTCGGCGGCGTCGATGCCGGCCCTGCAATCACCGATGCCGAGCCACACCCTGAACGGCTGGCCGTCCGCCATGATGACACCGAGGCGGAAGAAGAGACCGATGCGCGGATTGTGCGCCAGCGCGCGGTCGAAGGCGGAGGAGGCCAAGCTACTCCCCCTCCACCAGCTCGAAGGGCGGGAAGTCCTCCTCGATATCGACAGTGCTGCGGCCGAAGAAGCGCAGCTCCAGCGGCATCCGCATCGCGTCCGGCTTGGAGAGCTTCATGGTGCACTTGGGGTAGTCGAACTCCACACGCGTGCCGTCGATCGTCGCCTCGCGCAACGGCGGCCGGATGCCGACGGTCACGAAGCCGCCGGTGACGAGGCGGTGGGTGCCGGACTGGCTCCCCGAGGTGTTGATGGCAGGGCCGCCGGGCGTAGTCGCGAGCTTGAAGGTGTTGGCGCTCAGATCGGTGCCGAGCACGTAGTACGGCGTGAGCTGGGCAAGCCCGGTCGGCAGCGTGCCGGAGCTGCGGAGGTAGACCTGCTGGTTGGCGGCAAGGCCGTGCGCCGACGCCGTAAGGACGGCGGGCGAGGCGATGGAGATCGCCACCGCCTTCACGGTATGCGGGTGCCGGTCCACCTTGGTGACGCGCTCGATGCAATAGAGCCGGTGCGAGAACGTGTCGTGCTGGATGGAGAAGTGCTCGCCGCCCTGGAACGCCGCGGCATTCTCGACGATCAGCTGCAGCGTGGTGGCGCGTAAGGCGGCTGCGACTTTGAGCTCGGCGCGGATCACGTCGGAGACGTAGCCGGCGCCGTCCGAGCAGATGGAGCCATCGCTGTTCTCGCTCTCGTACTGTGCGATCACCTTGACGCCGTTCATTGTCGGCCACGGCTGCAGACGCGGCTCACGCTTCTCCATGACAAAGGGCCTGGCGCCGCCATCGAGCCGCGCCCGCAACGCGTGCCACGTCAACACATGACCGGGCTGCACCAGGCGCACGTCGGTGAGCGTGACCACCCACATCCCGCCCCCGTCGAGGCGGTTGGTAGGTTTCTGCCCCGACAGCGCCCTCCCGCCCGACACCGTGCGCGCAAGCAGGTCCCAGGACCACATGCGGTCGCGGTTGAGGTTACGCGGCCAGGCCGGGATGTGGGGATAGAAGTTCACAGCTCACGACCCCAGCATGCGGCGACGGAAGTCCCACTCGGGCTGCGCCTCTTTCGAGACCTCGATGGCCTGCAGCGTCGCCCGCCCCGCCTCCTGCCTGGCGATGCGGGCGATGGTCTCGTCGCCGTTGGCGCCGGCGAGGTTGATGTCGATGCGCATATTGACGGTGCGGCCGCCGGCGCCGTTGGGCAGGATGGTGCCGTCGGCGCCGGGGATGTAGAGTTCCGGACCGGCTTCGCCCACGATGTAGGGCATGCCGGCAGTGACAGGCCCACCCGAGGCGCGGCCAGGCAGCGCCATCGGCGGATGCCAGCCGGTCGCCCCAGCCACCAGGCTCGAAATTAATGACGCGAACAGGCCGCCGCCCTGCGTGCCGCCGCCGCCGAACAGGGGCTGCAGGATGGCCGCGCGCAGTGCCAGCATGGCGATGTCGCGCGCCATGGTGTTGACGAGGTTGCGCCAATTGGTCTCGGTGCCGGAGAGCCAATCGGAGAAGGCGCGCTCCATCGAGCGCGAGAACACAGCGCCGATGGCCTCGACCTGCTGCATCTGGCGCTGCAGCGTGCGCAGATGCTCGGTGGCGCGCGCGAAGGCCTCGGCCTGGCGCAGCGCCGCGGCCTCGGTCTCGGCGTCGATAGGGATGCGCTGGGCACGGAGCTGTCCCAGGATGCGCTCCTGCTCGGTGAGCAGCGCCGTCTCGTAGGCGTTCTTGCCGATCGCCCGAGCCTGCGCCTCCAGCTGCTCGACGCGATTGCCGGCGCCGGTGAAGATGCGGTCGTAGGCCTGGTCGGCGCGCTGCTCGGCCTGACGGTCGGCGGCAGCCTGGGCGAGCTGCGCGATGCGATCGAGGTACTCTTGCGCCTGCGGCGTGTCGAGGGCCCCGGCGCCGGCGAACGGGCCTGGGTCGCGCCCGAGACGACGCACCAGCTCCATCTCGGCGCGATAGCGCGCCGCCTCCCCGGCCGTCATGCCGAAGGTGGCGGCCTGGATCTCCAAGGCCTGGGTCTGCTCGCGCAGGGACTCAAGAATGCTGTCGGCGGCGGCGTCGAACCCCGGGGCCGCGCCCGTGAACGACTTGTCCTCCAGGATGGCCTTCAGGCGGTTCAGCTGGACCTCGAGCTCATCGATCTCCTGCCGCAGATCGGCCTGGGCGTTTTCGTTGCCAAACAGGAAGCCAGCGATACCGCCGCTCTGGCCGTCGCGGAGGACGCGACGCCGGGCGGCGAGCATCTCCTCGATCTGCCTGATTTGCGTCTCCAGGGCCGAGACCGAACGTTCCTGCTCAGGCCGGTAGGATTCAATGGCGGCCTGCAGCTGACGGATGGCCCGCTCAGCGATGCCGACGATGGTCGAGATGGCATTGCCGACGCCGTCGACATCGCCGAGGATGGCGGCCGAGACCGTCTGTCCGAAAGTGGCGCCCAGGTGTGAGAATGTTTCGGAGGCGGCAGTCTTGAGATCGCCGAGCGCCGCCTCGAAGCTCTCGAATTCCTCCGTGGAGCCGAACGCTTCGGCCAGCTTGCGCCCCGTCTCCACCGCCCCGTTGAGCGTTTCCACCAGCGCCGAGACGGTGCGGCCGACCGGCGAGATCGCGGCCGCCATCTGCAAGAGGCTGCTGTTGCCGCGGCCGAGGGCGGCATCGAAGCTGGCCAGCGCGCTGCTGGCCTTGGCGGTGGCGCCGTCGATGATGCCGAGCAGCTGATCGAAGGCCTGGCTCGCCTGATTGTAGTCGGCGGTGACCTTGATGCCAAAGTCTTCATCGTCCATCAGCGGCGGGCCTTTGCCTTGCGATAGCCGGGCTGCGAGCGCAGCAGGCCGACGAGATCGTCATCGCTCATGGCGGGACGGCGCGGGTTCATCATGTCGATGTGGGCGGCGATCGCCGTGGTCAGCTCGAACATGGACCGGCTGTAGAGCTCTGACGGCGGCCAGCCGATCTTGTGGGCCCACTCGATCAGCAGGCCCCAGTTCAGGCGGCCGTCCGGGCGAAAGGGCCAGGACCATCCTCGGGCGGCCGCGCCTCGCTGGCGGCCTTCAGCTTCTCAGCGACCGCATCGTTGCCGGCGATGAGGCTCAGCACATCGCTCGCAAGTGTCGGCGCCAGCGCCGTGAGGCCGCGCCGGAACAGCCACTCCTCGATCGCCACGGTCTCCGGCACGTCCCGCTGCCCCTCCAGGAACGCCAGCATGAGCCTGGCGAGGTCGGGAATGGTCACCTGCAGCGTGCGCAGGCGCGACGCGAGCGGGAACAGCGGACCGCAGTGCTGCTCCACGCGCTTCGCCAGCGCCAGCGTGCGCGCAATGCGCCACTGCCGGCCGCAGCAGGCGATCGTGATGTCGTAGACGAGGTCGGCGGGGTCGATGGGGGTCATGGGTCACCTTCAGGAGGGGCTGGGGCCTGCTCGGCCCCCGCCCCTGAACCTCACTTGCCGAGGCGCCAGGCGAGGCCCAGCATCACGGCGTGCTGGTCGGTCCTGAACGTGTCCTCGTCCACTGCCTGGCGCCCGAAGTCGGTGGCGAGGTACTCGAGCTTGAGGCTGAGGCTGTCGCTGATGAGCGCCTCCAGGCCGCCGCCCAACACCCGGCCGTCGAGCGTGCCCACGTCGAACGTGGCTGAGGCCTTGGCCTGGGTCCAACCATAGGTGCCGTAGGCGAGCAGCTTCGGGGTAATGAGCACGCCGCCGCGCAGCCCGAAGGTCCAGGCGCCCTCCAGCGTCACGCTCTCGCCGCCGAGGCTGGTCTCCAGATGCGCCCAGGTGTACCGGCCCCACGCGCCGGCGACGATGTTTCCGAACCTGGCGTCGTAGCCGGCGTCGAGCCCACCGAGGATCCCATCGCCGGCGAGGCTTGCGCCCTCCACGTCCGTCGCGACGGCGGCGCCGCCCAGGTGCATGCCGATCCACGGGCCATTCCAGGCCCCCGGCCACGGCGCCGGCACCGACGCTTTGTCGGCGAGCTTGACGCCGACGGGTGGGCCGTCGGCGCTGGCGCTGCGGGCCGTGGCGATGGCGACGGCAGCCGCTACGGCGAGGCTGAGCGCGGCCGCCAGCGCCACCAGCGCGGGGCCGTCGAGCAGTGCCTGCCAGTTGCAGCGGCCGGCGGCCAGCTGCAGGCGGGTCCAGAGCTTGGTCATGTGTCGATTCCCTGTCGGTTGATGGGGACGCATGTACTGAGGTCGGGTACTCCGGCAGCCATCAACTTGGCGCGGTGGCACTAGGTGCCCTGTAGGCGATCTGGGGGCCTTACGAGCCGTACCAGCATGTCCTAACCGCCCGTTTCCCCTAGCGGTCGGGGCCTACGCGGCCGCCGGCATCTCGATGACCTCGTCCTCGATGTCGAGGCGGGCCATGCGCTCGAGGATGTTGGTGGGCGAGCCGCCGCGGGCCTGGTTGGAGGTAACCTGGGCCCGGAACCGGAAGGTCGTAGGCGTACCGTTGACGGGGGCATCGTCCAGCTCGACCTTGAAGTTGTAGGGATCGTCGCTGGTGTCGTCGCAGGCGGCCGTGAGCGCCGCCTGGCCGGCATCGCCCACCTTCTTCAGGTAGGTCAGGTCAAGTTGCCCTCCGTCCCAAACGGTCTTGGAGTTGCGGCGGTAGGGCCGGTCGAAGGTGGTGGAATCGGTCGTCTGCCACTCCTTGCCGAAGCTGCCGGAGGTGGCGCGGCCCTCGGCGATGCGCACCCACGCCGCCTCGTTCTCGAGCGCCGTCGTCTTGGTGCCGATATACCAGCGGGCGTTGGCCCACTTCTGCGTTGCCATGAGGACCTCCGGGCCTAGTGTCGGAAGAGAATTGAGACGATGAGACTGCCGACGTGGGTGCGGCCGTCGGCATCGAGGGCGTTGTCCATGCGCTCGGGACGGCAGCGGATCACCTCGCCGTCGCTGCCGGGCAGGGGCAGGCGCGCATCACGCAGGGCGGCGGCCATCGTCTCCAGGATGGAGAGCACGTGGCCCTGGCCGCCGATCATCCCACGCGCGCCGTCGGAATAGACCGAGAGCGAGATAAGGGCCTGCGACATGAAGTGGTCGAAGCCGTCGCTGGGTGTCAGGATGTGGCGGGCGATCTCGACGTAGGGCAGATGCTGGTTGGCCGGCGCCTCGTCGAACAGCGGTACGGGTGGCTCGAGCGCGGCGAGGATCGGCGCAAGGTGCGCGTAGAGCGACTTCTGCAGGTCCCAGGCACCGGCCACGGTCTATCTCCGGTCAGCGCCGCGCATGCCGGCGAGGAAGGCTTTGACGCCACGGTCGCCGATCGCCTGCTTGAAGAGGACGAGCGCCGGCCCAAGGAACGGCTGCGCCCGGCGCGCCGGCACGGTGCGCTTGACGCGGCGCTGGCGCCGGCGGCCGTGCTTGTCGACGCCCGCCTGGCGCACCGAGCCCGCCTGGTAGCCGCGCGTGCCCCTCTCAACGAAGCGCCAGTACCAGCCCTCGCGCTTGGCCTGCTCGGAGAGGAAACCGAAGCGCCAGCGGATGACGCCGCCCTCGATAGTCTTCTCGATGGCGTCGCTGCGCTCGAGCAGCTCGGCGAGCTTGCCGGAGCGGCGTGGCACCAGGCCGACAGCCGTCTCCTGCATCTTCGCCACCTCGGCGTCGATCACCGCCTCCACGGTCCCGGGCAGCGCGGCGCGCGCCTCCTGGATGCGGCGACGCAAGCCGCGGACCTCGACGTGGCTCACCGGCCTCACTCCTGCGAGCGCGCGCGAGCTTCCAAGTCCACGATGGCCTGCTCGGCACGGCTGTAGACCTCGTTGGCCCGCTTGATGATGGCGTCGGTCACCTCCTGGTCGAGCGCCTCGATGTGCGCGAGCGCGGAGGCCTCGCTCTCCCCGTCGCCGGGGACCAGCCCGAAAATCTTGGCCTGCTCAATCTCCAGTACCGCTGTGTCGAGATCGGCAAGCTCGGCCGACGCGGTCTCCAGCACCAGCTGCATGTCGGTATCGCGGGCGAACGCCGCACTCTTCTGCAGCCGCTGGGCGATGCTCTCGAACCGGGCCCGGATGGCGCCATACTCCTGCTTTAGCCGCTCCGCCTCGGCATTGGCCTCGCTCCACTGGTCGATCAGGTCGGAGATCTCGCGTCCGATGGTGTTGGCAGTGCGGGCCGCATGCTGCTGCCCGTACTGGCGCAAAATCAGCTGCATCGCCTGCACGCGCTGGTCGATCTGGTCCGACAGGTCCTGCGCCACGGCGGCCTGCAGATCCCACTCCGCCTCTGCCGCGTCCACGTCGGCCTGCAGCTCCTCCAGCACGGCGAGCACCTGCTCGGCCTCGTGCCGGTCCTGCGGGTCGGCGTCGGGGTTGCCCGCGGCCCAGTCGCGGATGCCGATAGAGACCCTGGCAACCACCCGCGTCAGGGCGGCAAACGGCAGGAACACGGTGGCCGCGGTGCCAGTGCCGCCGGACCGGTAGTCCTCCGCGTACCAATCCTCGACCCAGTTCTCGTTGGCCAGCCACTCCCGCCACGTCTCCTTGAGATCGCCGGGCGTCCGCATCTGCAGCGTCATTGCGTCACTCCCGTCTCGGCGACGATCTCGGTCTCTGGACTGCGCGGCAGCCGGCGCGGGCGCTCGCGAATGTTGTAGGGCTCGCCCTGCCATACGATGCGATCCTCGGTGGTGAGGCCGATGGCCTCGATCGCGGCGGTGAGCACCGTGAAGCGATAGCGCTCCATCGCGCGCAACGCGCCCTGGCGGTCGGACTCGCCGCCGCCGATCCGCTGCGCGTGCGCCCACAGCTCCCCGATCTGCGACCATGTGCGCGGGCGGCCGCCGCCGCCGTCGGGCACGGTGGTGTAGCGCTCGACGGCGATGCGCTCTGTCTTGGCGCCGGAGCCAGGCATCGGTTAGCCGGCTCGCTTCAGTTTGCTGATGAGCGAGCCGATGGCGCCTTTGGAACCCGCCATATGGCTCGCCGGGTCGTCCAGCCACTCTTCGTAGCCCGTGACCTCCAGCCAGTCGTTGAATTTCTCGATGATAACATCGAGCTCAAGGAACTGGCGTTGCAACGCCGCCTGCGCCTGGGTGAAGTCCTCGAGGAGGCCCGTTCCTGCGGAGCCTCCGGCTGCGCGCTCCATGGCCTGAACGTACTGGACAAGCTCCGGATCAGGCTCGTCGACATAGGCGTCGAGATCGTATTTCATGGCGACGATGTCTCCATCTCGTTCAGCAGATGGCTCGGGCCCCATCCAAAAGTGCGGTACGGTCCGAGCAGCGCGTCCACGCTCATGGGCGTCGCCTTCAGGTTTTCCGCCGTGGTGGCGCCGCGGTTGTAGTAGAGGTGCTCCGTCATGAGCAGGATGGCGGTGCGCAGGTCCTCTTGCGTCTCGTCCAGCGTGGTGCCGTAGCCGGCGACGAAGCGGATGTTGACGGCCTGGTCACGGCGCTGCGTCGCCGGCCATATCGCTCCCGGCGCGAGCTCGACCCGCCCGATCAGGCCAGCCGTCACCACCAGGTACGCGGCGGCATCGAGCGTCTGCTCGACGCCGTCGGGCTCGCGGTACTTGACCCACGTGACGGTCTGCAGTGGCGGCCGCGGCAACTCGATGCGCCAGCCGCGCGGGAAGGCCGACAGCCAGAAGTCCCAAACCTGAGTGACAAAGGCGCGCCCCGTGGTCGCCTCGATGTGGATGCGGGCCGCCCGCGCGTAGCGAGCGATGACGTCGTCCTCGGTGTCGTGCAGCACCCGCAGGTGCGCCTTCACCTCGGGCAGCGTGAGCGGCTCCTGGGCCGGCGCGGTGACGAGCTGGAGCAGCATGCGTCATCCCTACTCGCAGCAAGCCGCCGGCATGATACGCACGCCGCCGCCGTCAAGCACCACGCGCCGCGCCAGCT